TGCCGACAATTGAAAACACGTCACACGATCCCGATGATACGGTCGTGCCTGATCGTGCCGCAATGCCTCCGGCTGGCGTCTTGATGATGACTCCGTGTTCGCCACCGCCACCGCTACCTCCGCCGCCGATCACGCCCCGCACAACGTTAGCCGCTATGTCATCATCACCGACGATTGTAAATAGATCTCCGCCTAGTTCGATATACCACTGGTTGACAACCGGCCTTGCCTTGTCGCCGCTGGTCATCGCGGCCCCGTTAGTTAGCATCCGACACAATGGCCCGTCGTGGGCAATGCCGTATCTTTGATCGCCGGTTGCCGCGATCTCTGCAAATCCGTTGAAGATAAACGGCCCCGCGTCGCCTGTCGTGTCCGCTGGTTGGTCGATCGTGATGTAGTTTTGCCCGCCCACCTCGACCGTTCCCGTAGCCTGTAGGCACGCAAACGGCGGAACTGCGGCGCCTGAGTCGTTACGGACGTAGATGGGAGTCGTCTGCTCAATGTTCCGCACGCCCTTTAACGGCGTCGAAATAATGAATCCCGAAGAACGAAGATAGCGAACAACCTCAACGATTGTCCGCATCATCTCCGGGCTCGTTACGCCGATCCGCTGTGCCACGTCTTACGCCCTCGCTACGGTCGCAACAGTGACGACAAAATCAAGCACGCTCGCTGTTGTCGCTGTCCCGATCGTTGTTACAAACTCGGTTGATGCGGCATCGGTAATTGGCCGAATCCCTCCGGCCGTCGTCGATATGGCGTACTGCATACCGACGCTAAGCGTAGCCCCAATAATGACCGGAGACTGTCCCGGCGATGAACCCGGCAGCATGACAATGCCGTGTCCGTTCGCCGCTCCTGGCGTCAAAACAATGCCATCACAAACGGCCTTGGTGGCCGTGTTATTCGCGTCGCACTTGTACCATTTGCCGTCGGTCGCTCGATAAACCGGCTGCCCTTGCGTTACGCTTTCGCCGTACTGTACGGGACGCGTCGGAACGGTTAAAGATCCGATAGCGACGTTCGCCGCAGTGATACTTAGATCTGCTATGGCACACCTCCTTTAGTTTGTCAGCCCTAAAGCGGAATAAGGTAGTTCGAGAGTCGTTTCAAATTCCAACCAGTGAGCGTTTTCGGCATCCGTCTCTTGCGTGCCGTCTTCTTTCAACAACACCGGCCGCGACGCTATCGACTTGGTTGTCTCATCCCACGCAGGACGAATTGGTCCGCCCGCAGTGTCGCGGACCAGGTAGCCTTCGTGCCTCACCCGCTTGTACCACGCCTTATCCGCAGTTGTGTTGTACGGCTCGCGAAATTGGATGGTTGCCGACACTTTCCAAAATCCCGCTTGCCCGTTTGTAAAGACGTTTCGTGCGGAGTATTCCATGAGTCTGGCTGACCCGGCGGGCCACCCTAAAAACTCGTCAGAGCTTCGCGACTTTAGGTAAGCGGAGATTGCGGGAATGTTAATCGTTTCGAAATTCCGTTCGATCGTTGCAACCATGTCGGGGATGCGTTCGGTCAGCCCGTCGATCGGCTCATTATTCGCGGTAACGATCGGCTTGCCGTGTATGTCTTGGTCGATCGCCTCATCAGTGATCGCGCCGGTCCATGTGATTATCACCTCGTTATCGATTGGTGAACTACTTTCATCGCCCGGTCCGATTTCGCCAGAATACTCCGCGGTTATAAGTGCCAGCGTCGGTGCGATTCTTAATATGGGTAGCTTCCGGCAAAAAACGTAAAGGGTTCCGGGGTAAAGCGAATTTACGAGCGGAAGCCCAGCGGCGCGATAGGCCACTTCGACCGGATCGGCAGCGTCGATCGTGACGGTAAATCCTCTAGTTTTTCCGATGATGCGGGTTCGGCCGTCGGCACTTTCTGCCGTTACCGTTTCCTTGCTCCACATTTCAATCGCTGGACCGGCTGCCATTATGCAATAAACTCCAGTACCGGCCCGGATGTCGATCCGGCTTGCGGTTGCAACTGTGTCAAGATTTGGGCAAGCAGCCCGTTTGACTTCTCGCTCTCTTTAGCGATCTTGTCGATGCCCTTGCTTTCCGGCCCCCTGGTCAACAGCCTTGACTCCGTCGCACTTGTGCCGGCATCAAACGATGAAATCTTCGCCGCCTTATCTTCGGCCTCTTTGATCGACTGTTCCGCCTCTTGTGCGGCTTTCTTTGCAATCTCGTCTTCGGTTTGCGCCCGCTCCTTCGCTAACTGATTGCTTTCTTCTTGGAGGTCGAGTTGCTTTTGAAGTGCGGCGATCCGCTCTCGCTCCGCATCGGTTGCCGCCGTCGCCAATTGTTCTTCTCGCTCAACCGCTTCGGCCCCCCTTGTCGCGATCGCTAGTTTCTTCTCAAGTGCCTCAACGGTCTTCTCTGCCTCGCTTGTTTTCGATTGATCGGTCTTAAGCGACTCTTGATCGCTAGCTGCCTCGGCCGCTTTTATCGCTGCGATTTTTTGAGCGTTTGCGGCCGCTTCTTTAGCCGCCCGATTCCGTGCTTCCTGGACCTTCAGCAGAAGTTGTGCGGCGGTTCCTTCGTCGCCAACCGCGTTAGCCGCCGTTTTCATCGCTCCAGTAAAATCGAGCGTTACAACCTTGTACATCGTGTTGTAAAAATCGACACCAAAGCCAACCAAAGCCGCCGCCGAATCGACAATGGTCGGTAGCCACTGATTGGCGATCTCAAGCACTGGCGGAAGCCATCCGGCTATCGTTGTTGCGATCGTCTCGACAAGCGGGGCGACTGCGGACGCAACCGTATTGGCCATTCCCTCAAAGCCTAGCGAAACCCGCCCGACCGCGTCATTCATCGCCGCAATTCCCGCCGCGCCTTCCTCGCTGACCACCGCTCCAAGGTCGGCGGCCGCCTGCATAGACGCTTCGAACTCGCCAGACTGAGCAAGCAGGGCCGGTGCTAAATCAGAGGCCGCCTTGCCGAAAATCTTTTGAGCGGTTGCTGCTCGCTCTGAAACGTTCTCAATCTTGCTTAGCGCGATCCGCACCGCCTCAAACTGCTGGACCGGTCCCGCCGTCGATAGCTTGGCCGCATCAAGTCCTAGCTTTTGAAAAACTTCACCCGCCTTAGCGTTGCCGCCCGTTGCGATTTCGCCAACCGCCTTTTGCAATTTCTGTAGAGACTGGATCGACTTTTCGGCACTGACGTTACCAGCCTCGCCCATTGCGAATTGGAACGCCTGTAGATCGCCAACCGTGGCGCCTAATCCGGCCGCTGTGTCTGTCAGTGCGTCGATTCGGTTAGCGGCCTCGGATACCGCTCCGATCGATTTACCAACGGCCAAAAAGCCAGCCGCCGCACCCGCAAGGCTAACGGTCAGCGGGTTGATAAACTTGGTGATCGTCGCGCCGACGCTGCCGACTTGCCCGGCTACCGAATTGATAACCGCTGAGGCTTTGTCCTGTGCTCCAACTACGATGTCGATATCACCGGCCACGGCTTGCCCTCTCTATGCGTTCCGCGTCGATTCGGTTCTGCTCGCCTTGAAACATTGTCAGCAAATCTAGGAACCACGCCGACTGATCAAGCAATCCGCCAGCCGACGGCAAGTGTCGGTCTGCCAGAGACGCTAGGTTGATTGCTTTAATGATTTCGCCGCCCACGTACTTATGACCGCAAGTAGTTAACCTAAAGTTTCCGCCTTCGCATTCCTTGCATCCAACGCCACCACAGCACGGGCACTCAACTTCGACATACTCCGTTTCGCTTATTTGCTCGAAACAGTTTCCCGATCGGCAGCTTCGGCAGAGCAATCCGTTTCGGATGGCGACGGCAACACGTACTTTTTTCTTTGATCTGCCGTCAACGACGCCCCCTCTGTTGCTGCGTTGATCAGTTCCCAGGATTCCAGCGACGTTAGGTTTTTCGTAAGCGAGTCGACCGACCATCCCGCTATGTGGCAACCGCTAACGGAAATAGACAAGGCTCGCGACAAAAGCTCCGCCCGCTTCGCTGGCTGTCCGGTTGCCGCGATGTACTCGGCTCGAATTGACGCAATTTCCCCGTCATCAAATGCACTAAGCACCTGAATGGAAAACTGCGGATCTACTCCATCGCCGCGATCCGCTTCGAGAATGTACGGGAATGTCCCGCCTGCTTTTAATCTGCTTGGCATTACGTTGACGCTGTAAAGGTTATTGATAGTTCTTGGTCGTGAGTTGCGCCGTTTTTGTTGCACTGAAACTCAATGTCGTCTGTCACCATGCCGTTTCGGTCGGCCTCTTGGTTGTTGATGATTTGAGCCTTTGGTGCATCAAAACTTAAAACCGAATTGCTTGGCCCGTCGACGTCTAATTCCAAAGCTTGTTCGGTGCTTGCAAGCCATGCTGACCAGCGGTTCTGTGCGGCAATCGTCGCCGCCTCCGGATTGATGCTGATCGTCGGCACTCGGTTGGTAATAAAAGCAGAAATGTAGCCCGCGACCGTAGTCGGACACTCCCGCATGATTACCTCGTTACCGCTATTGATCGTCGCCGACTCGATACACAAATTGACGTCATTCCATTCGGCTAACCCGCCCGCAAATCGAAGCGGCAAAGCCGTCGGGTAGGTCGGTGTGATTAGCGTTTCGTTGGTTGGCTCCTGCCAAACTCCGGTGAATGTCCAGTCGATAAAACCGGGCCGCCCCGTCGGCAAGTTGACGACGAAAGATCCCATCGCACCAGCGATCGACTTGAACACCGTACCGCTTGATCCGTCGTGCTGGTAGAGGCCAATCGTCAACGTTTTGACGTTAGACCCTGGAGCCTCCGTTCGTGGCGTGTATACCTGGCCCGTCTTTACCCAGCCGCAAGCCGGGAAGAATGTATCAGCCCATGAAGGCTCCGTCGCCGTGCCGTCCCACTCTAGGTAAGTGCGAAAGGTCGCAACTCCGATACGTCCTCCGGCTACCGATGGTAACATGCCGAAGCCGCCTTGACCCTGTCGTTGCTCCATCTCGACCGTGCATTGGATCATCGGTTCGTAAATGTTGAACGCGGCATCCGCAGCGGCAAGCGTCTCGGCAGTTCCGATTGTCGATTCGATTTTCGCAGCCAGAACGCGACGGCGTTTGATCATTGGCATTTATATTGCTCCGCTTTGCTTGAGTTTTAGGAACCGGATACGCCGCTCGATTTGCTTTACCAACTCGGCTTTAGTTTCTTTAGTTATCGGCTTTTTCAATTTGTTTTTAATCGTCACGCCCCAGGGGCTCGGCCCAAAAAGCTGAACAATTGGGGTTCGTGCTTTACCGACTCGCTTGAAAACCCGTCCTTTCCATTTCACATTTACGGCCCCTGGCCTCGGTCCCTGGAAGGCACTTTGGACGAAACCGCGTCCGCCGCTTTTTTTAATTCTGTAACTTACGCCGCTTGAGCCTTGCCGCCCCTTAAAGTCGCGAAGCGATATTCTGCCGGTCTTTTTTTGTCTCACTACTGCCGTTGGCGATTTGCCTTGACTTGCCGACGCTTTCTTGCTGATCTTAATCGTTGCCTTGATATTTTTTTGTGCGGTCGCAATTTCGCTGCCGACCGACTTTGCCCATGTCGATACTGTTTTTTTTGTCGTCGCGTTGACAGCAATCGCAATTTGCTGGCGTACCTTTTTGCCGTTGTCTTTCAATAATTTAGAAAGCTGTTTTTCTTTTTTTGCGGTAATTGACAGGGCAATCATTTTCACGCCCTTCCGACATAAGGGTCGTCTTCGTCGGTTCGAAACCTGATCAGCATCTCGACCGATATGCCGGACGCTGACCCATCGTCGCTGGTGTAGTCCCTCACGTCGCCGATAACAGTGTCATAGGCCAGCCCGCCCCATGTGTGCCACTGGTTTGCGTTGGTCGCTGCCTTGACGATCTCTGCCCAAAATCGATTCTTGTATCGGTCGACTGGCGTCGTGTCGTCATCGCTTGGCTTGACGATCCCGGCGACAATTGCCAATAGATCCCAGGCCTGTGCCGGTGGGTTGCCCGGACAACTCATTTCCTCGTTTCGTGTTATGTCGCCTTGGTAGATCGCGATCGTTAAGTCCTTCGGTTGCCATGATGCAATCTTCGGCGAGCGATACGCCGACGTGTAGGCCGCTAGCCGCGTCCTAACGTTGGTCATGATTTGCTCGACTATTGGTTCGCTCATTACACCACCGAAAAGGCCGTTACGCCGCTATCTTGTGCGGTCATCTGCATGATGCTAACCCGCTTCGGTATCGTGTCACCGATTCTGATTAGCATCTCGATTTCGTCCTTGCCGCTGTCCATTTCCTTTGACGAAATGCCTGATCGACAAGAGTTGTAAACCCGAATGTTCGCCAGCGGAAAAATGCTATTTCCGGTGACGTCCAAAACGGCGGGGGGATCGCGGTCGATGATGGCGGTAATCGGCCTCGCCCCCCCGCTGCGTGGCAAATAGGTAATCGACTCCCCGAACTGCTCAAGCAATGCGGGGAACCCCACTGAGGCGAAGTGAGAATCGAAAACCGTTGCCATTTCAAACCTTAGAGCGTAGTCACGTTGCTAAGGAGGTGACCCGCTTCGACGTGCAGCACGACTTCGGCGACTTGGTGCCGAACTCGGATCACGTTGCCGCGGACGCCTTCTTCGCGGTAGCTCTCGACCGTGCCGCCGATGGATGAACCATCCGCGGACCAGTGGAAGGTGCGGCCGATGCAAGGCTCCCGCATGTCGTTGCCAGTCGCGACCTTGCAAACCATCGCGTACTCGCTAGACCAGATTTGTTCCGGCGTTGCGGCCAGCCCCTCATCCGCTCCGTTCTTCGACGATCCGGCGACGATCACAAAGTCTAGATCGAACACCCTCGCCAGCATTTCGGCGGTGATGTCGCTAGGCTTGCTCGCGTTGCCAGCCCCGGCACTTTCGATCCGCTCGATGATCTGATCGAGGTTGCGAAGGTTTCGGAAAACCTTGCGGTTGATGATCAACGCGTTAGGCCACAAGCCCGAAGCGTCGTACACCTTATTGACTGCGGCCTCGACGTCGTTGATTGGAACCGCGTTCGTCGTGTGGTTGGTGTCCCACTCGTTCGTGATCGCGGTCGTCAAGCTTGCACCGTTCCAGGTCGTCGCGTTGAAGATCGCACTTGCTACCCGCTGCTCGGCACTGCGAAGGACGGCAGAATAAGCCCTAGCGGTGCAGACTTGCTCAAGGTCGAAATAGTCTGCGTACATTTGGGCTTCGTTGTCGTCCACGACCTCTTCGGCCCCCTGCTCGCGCGTCGCGTAGACCGCATCGTCGAACTGAAAGTTTCCGCGGTTGTAAGCACTGCCGGAAGTCCGCAAAGTGTCCCGCTTTTGCAACAGGTCTTCGAGCTTGACCTTCCCGAAGTTGCCAGCGGCACTCCGCACTTCCATAACCGGAAGCACTCGCGCCGCGACGTAGCCCGAACGGTCGGCCTCCAAATCGTACTCAAAGTAAGACGCGAGGTCAGGCCGAAGGGTGGCTAAGCTAGTGATGGGTGATGCCATGTTTCAATTCTCCTTTGTGTTGTGTGAAAAGCCGATCAGGTGGCAGCGGTGTCACCGTGGTTGTACCGAAGCACTTCGATCACCGATCCGTCACCGCTTGCACTCTCCAGTGCCGTGCCGATCAGGAACGCCGTCGAAGCCGCGGTGTCTTGAACCTTGCCGTTGGCCTCGGTGTAAACCAGTGACCCAACGGTCAGAGCTTCAATCGAAACCATTTTGGCGGTTCCCGCTGCCGTTCGAAGCCGAACGGTGATTGGATCGCCAGCGGCATAAGCGGCCGTCTCTGCCGTGCCGATGTCGCGGTCGGTCAATCCGGCGACGGTGACGCGGCCGTCACTGTCAAGCTTGACCCGAAGATGCTGTGCGATCGCTTCGTCTGCGATGAACCCCTTCAGGTTTCCGTCAACATACTGACTCATGTTTCAGTTCCTTTTTTGGCTTGTGGTGTAATCAGCGGACGTTGGCTTCGGCGACTAGAGCTTCGGCGAGTCCAGGGTTTTCGCGTCTGGCAAGTGCCACCGCTTTTCGGCGATCGTTGCGACACTTTGCAAGGGCCGAAGTGACAGCCTCGTCCCATCGAGCACGAGCGGAAATGCCTTCGGTTGACTTAGCCTTGGCGATCGGCTTGACGCCTCTCGCCTTGGCTTGTGCCATCTCTTGCATTTCTTCCTCTTTTTCTTCCTCGACGACTTCGACTTCCATCGATTTCGCCTTGCCCATCTCTTCCTGCATCGCGGCGATTTGAGCCTTTAGCTCTGCGTTTTCCCGCATCATTTCCTCGACGGCCGCCGTTGCCACGCTGGCCATCGGCATTCGCTTTTTAAGGCAAGCCAAAACAAAATCTGGCTTGGCCTTCGGGTAAGCCGCTTCGATTTCTTCGAGGGTTGCGGCGACTGGTTGAGCATCGGACATAGATTTCTCCTTAGTCTTGCTCGGTTCTTCGCCGCTTAGCTTGGCGCTACATAACGCCAAAACAACACCGTGCGGCATCGATTCCATACGGGCTAGCGGTCGACCCGAAATTGGTTTGTCAGTGATCCGATTGACGAAGCCAAGCGATAACGCCTTTTCGGCGTTTAGGTATGTGTCTCGCTTCAGCATCTCGCCGATAGCCTCTTCGCTTAGCCCGCTTTTCTTTGCGTAGGCCGCGGTCATTTTTTGCCGCATGTCGCGAAGCAATTCAGCTTCGTTTGCTAGTTCTTCGTCGTCGCCTTCCGTGCCAAGGTAAGGCCGATGAATCATCAAATAGCCGTTTGGCGTGATCTCGATTTCATCGCCAGCCATCGCGATAAACGAAGCAATTGAAAAAGCAGACGACTTGACCGAAACCTTTTTTGGTCCCTGGTAGGCCGCGATTGCGTCATAGGCCGCGAAGCCTTCGATCACGCTACCGCCTTCGGAGTGGATCTCGATTTCGATCGGCTCGGTGCCGCTTTCCGGCAGTTGCGACGTAATATAGGACGCCGAAATCTCGTTCGGCTTAGTCCCGATCAGGCCGTCGATTTTTATAACCCTAGGCACCTTCGATCACCTCCGGCGTTTCCACTTGCCCGTCATTTGCGTCCGCGATCAGTGCGTCCACCGATGCCTGCGAAAGTCCGATTCCGCCAAGAAAAACACGGGCCGCCGCTTCGCTTGTCGTGCCTGCGATCATTTCGTCTAGCACGTCCTTGATTGCCTTGCGGTTGCGGTTCCACTGCTGGCGAGTGATTCCCGCAAACTCGCCTGTCGGCGTAGCCGCTTCGGTTTCGCTTCCGGCCGATGCCTCCTGCACCGCAACGGCGTTCGGGTCCTGCATCGCCATCGTGGTTCCGGCTGGCATCGCAAGTGGGATAAGGTCTCGCCACGTCACCGGCGCTAACGGGTTGCTTGCGTTGATCTTTGCCGCCGCTTTGTTGGCTCGTTCAATCGCATAGACGTTGTCGTCGATAATTTCTTCGGCGATCGTCTCCCAGTCCTTGCCACGGGCCGCGTGCATCCTTCGCGGGCTCGTCAAAGCGTTACGAAGTTGCGTTGCGTCGCCCTCTGCATCGGCTACTGGCTCGATATAAGACCACGTCGGCAAGTTCCAGACGTGTCCGAAGATGTCGACGCCCGACCGCTTCGACGCTCGACGCATCGCGGGTTCGCTTTCGAGCAAACGCGATACCCACCACCGCCAAGCTGGCGAGTGAAGCCGCCGAACTAAGTTCAGTTGATCAGCAACGAAACCTTTTCGAGCTTCGTCAACGGCACCACGCCAACCGCTAAAGTTCGTTTCGCTTCCATCCATCAAGACCAAGCACAACGGCAAACCAAAATTGACGCCGATGATTTGCAAAATAAGCTTGACTTGGTCGAAGTATTCGGCGTTGGGTACTGCTGGGCTAAATCCTTGCAGTTCTTCGCCCGGTACGCCGTCGATCATCATGCCGGGTTGAATGCCTTCGAGTTGCCTAACGCCGCTTCCGGTTGGTTGCGTTGAAGCATCGCCGAACATGCCATCAACAGAAGGAAGCGAAGGCGACCCGGCAGCCATCTTGCGAAAGATTGCAAAGCACGAAACCACCTGCTGTTGGACAAGCTTCGCGAAGTTGATGTCTTCGAGCATTCCCGAATACGCGAACACCGGCGCGAGTTGCGTAACGCCTCGATTTTGCCTGACCCGCTTTGGGTTGTAGACGTGAAAGACCTGCCGCAAGCCTTCGCTGTCTCGAACGTCAACCGGTCGCGATTCGCCTTTTAGTCCGAACTCGTTAAGCTCTTCGAGAATGTGGTATTGAATCCGCTTGCCGTATCGATCCGTCGTGATGCCGAGGAAAGTGTTTTCTTTCCGGCTCTTGGTCTTAATCGAGTGAGCTTCGACAAGTTGAAAGGAGCCATCCTCAGTCCCGAGAACAACGATGTCGCCGTCGATTGATTCCGACCGGCACGCCTGCCGTTCCATCTCCTTCCAGGTCAATTCACCCGCTACGTCACATTGGTCGGGATCGTTTGAAAACGATTCCCAACGGTTGTACAACTCGAGGTCTAGCCCCTTATCGCCCGTCGCCGGATGCTGAACGAAACCGCTTTGCACGATGTTATCGACGCGGCGATCAACCAGCGTACCGACTAGCCCGTCGTTGCGGTCCATGTCGCGGGCTTGCTCGATGTCCGCGTAATACTTGTCCTCGGTGCGGTAGTGATAATTCGGCCCGGTGCCTTGCGGGTTGACGCCAGTGCGGCGACGGATGAACCGGTTCTCACGGCTCATGTCGTAATCGGCCCGGATCTTATCGAACGTCGCCGCGATGCCCCTAGCGTCTTTGTACTTGGCCATTAACGGAACCTCGTAGCACTGAGGAACCGGACGCTATTTCGGCCACCGCCCGAAGTCGTGCCGTTAGCAGCGACGTAATCTTGAGCACGCCGCATAAGCTCTTGAACGGAATCTTTGCCGATCGACAAAGACGAAGATTGATTGCTTGCCGATTCCGGGCGGAGAATAAGCCAGCGCTTGGCCGCCGTGATAAATAGCTTGGCTCGCGCGACGCTGCCGACCTCTTCGAAATCGGCGTATTCAATTAGATCGGCTTCGATGTCCGCAATCACCATGCCCTGATACTAGGGCACGGAATGCGAATTGCTAGATAGATCCGACAAACGGTTTATCGGCACTGGATGCGATCTTCTCCAGCATCCACTGCACCGCCGAAGTGCAATTCGTCACCGGTCGCCCGTTTTGCAATTGTTCGCCGCGATCCTGCAAGCCCCTGAGTAGTGCCCGAAGTGTCAAGCACTGATCACGGCTTAGCTTTACATCGGCACGCCGCGACACGTAACCCGATCCCGAAACAACGCCTAGCGGCACTTCGACGATCGCCATCGACTCGACCACTTGCGGGGCTTGTGGCTCTTCGCCGTCAACGCTCAAAAGATTTCCACGCTTCGCCATCTATCTACGCTCCGTCACTAGAAAAGGTTGACCCCTGCTGTTGAGCAGACGCCGTACTGGTTGCTGTTGCCTCAATTGCTGCGATACTGGCGTCGCCTGCGTCTTCGGCAGAATGCGGACGCCTAAAACGCCCGCCGCCGCACACGCCAACGCCGCCGCATCTAGGTAGTGATTGTTTTTCGACAACACTACCCATTTCCTGATCATACCACGACCGGGCACGAATGTCTCCCGCCGTTCTTCCGCCACGATGTGGTGAGAGAATGATAAGTGCCGCTTGCGATCCGTCGAAGCGTAGATCGATAGTGTGCCGTCGTTAAACTGGTTCTGGTCGTCAAACGTCGCGGTAACAAAACGCTCTTGAACCCATTGCTTCCAGTGCTCGGTGTTGACGTTGTAGAGCCATAGCCTTTCGGCTGGTTGGTGTGCTGCGTAGGCTTCGATAAACGGCCGCTTGCCCGGCCCCTCGTTTGGCAATCGAAACCGGCCCTGGTCCCAGCCCTTGGAAGCCGCAAACGGAGTTCCGCCAACCTGCCGAACAAACTCATAGATGGCTTCGGTGTAATCGCCCGAGTCGATCAGGCAAAAGTCTAGTTTGCCGTCTGCGGTAATGTCGGTACGCCATTGAGCAAGTGCCGGTATCAATGCCGTCATTACCGCCTTATCGTTCGTCGCCGCCATCATTCCTGGCGTTTCCATGACGCCATAATCAACGATGTGCCCGATTGCGTTGCCGTGCCAGCCGGCCTTAACCCAATGGGAATAGTACTTTCCGACGTCAAGCCCGACCGTAACAAACTCGGTATCGGTGTGATAGTCGCCTTGATCTAGTCCACTGACTCGACTTGCCACCCTACCAGCGGTCAGGCCGGTCGTCTCCGGCTGCTCTTCCGGGTCGGGATCGTTCTGGTACTCGGTTTTGAACGCCGATAGATTCGTGTCCGCAATTTTGTTGTAGGCTTGCTGGATGGCGGAAAGCACCATCGGCCGCCCGCTCTCGTCTTCGATCTCCGTAAAGTGGTCCGCGATCATCTTGACGCCCGCGTTCATCGCCTCCCAGTTCGCGACGTAGAAGTCTACCGCCTCCGCTCCGTGCCGATCGCCTTTTTGCTGCGATGCTTGGCGAATGGCGATATATTCGTCCCAAAGTTCAAGGTTAGTTGGCCACGACTCTATAAGCCCAAACCGCCGCCCGTTGTACGCCGGCTTAATCTTCGGATCGGTCAGCCGTGCCGATAGACAAAAGCAATTCTGCGTCGTGGTGATAACCATGATTGCCATGCGGCCATCTTGCGACACAAGCCCCGCGATGTCTTTGTCGAGGGTGTTTTCGCGATCTTCAATCTGTAGTTGACTCTTTGCCGATTCCTTGGTTTCGGGGTCGTCGACGATAACAAAGTCGGGCCGGTCGCCGTCGATGTTGACACCGCGAAAAGCCGCATCCAGGCCGTAGTAAGCCATTTTGACGCCGCCGTAAGGTGATCCAGGCACGTCGCCAAATCGACAATAATCACCTGACCAAACGATATTAGTTTTGACGCCGTCGACGTGTTGTTTACTAGCCCGTTGCGGGGCTCCGTCTAGGCACCGAACCGGCCAGCACACTTCGGGGAAGTCTTCGAGTAGTAGTTCGTTCGTTGCGATCTTTCGCTTAATGTCCTGGTAGAGCCTTTCGGCTAGTGCCGTCGTGGCCGCTATCGGCAGGATGAACCGCGATAGGCCCCGCAGCATCGAGTACAACGCCATGCCTTTGACGATTTCCGTCTTCCCGCGGCTCCGCGGGGCGGCCACCGCTTGGCGTCCGCCTGTTGTGGCGATGTCGAGGATGGCTCCGATCATAAAGCGGTGATCGGTACCGAAACCCAATCGGTACACCCGCGGAAAATAGGTCTTTAGGAACCGCTCCGGATCGCCTAAGCAAGCTTCGCGGCGGGCCGGGTTCTTGCATTCGGGAATGACAATCCGGGCCGCTTCGCTGCGTTCCTGACGCTTTCGCTTAATGTCCTTTGATGCCGCATCGTCAATCGGCGTTAGCGACACCGACCGCTTGAGCGACGCTATCGCCGCCGCTGCTTTGTCTTTCGGCAGCTTCGATAAGACCGACCTCAATGCCGAGGTCTCTAGCGATCTCATCCAATCGATCGTGCTCTGCTCTAAGGCTAACATCTACCGCCTTATGTTCGTCCTTTTGGTTTTGCGACTCTAAGTGCCTAACTTCGGCAATGGCCTTCAATGCGATCTCCGGGTCGCCTTCCATAATCAAGTCCCGAAGTCTTCCGACTACCACGCTTCGAAATTCTGCGGGTATCTCCCATCTTTGCTTAATCGCTCGCCTCAATAGCCTCAAGTCGTCGTGCTGCTTGGCTGGATCGGCCAACAGCCTCCCCCTCCCCGCGTCGGTTGTCACGTTATTTTCGCCGGAGTGTGTTTTTTATGAGCCGGGACTTTTCCTGACCGCAAGAGCATCTAATGCCTGGAAGGGACCCAAAGCCGCCGGGGGGGTAGCCTGCCAACCTGTCGCTCTATCGCGTCTGATCTTCATTTATGTAAACAACCCCAATTGCAATCGTCTTGATGCTGCCTGATTTCGTAAGCTGTACGTCATACTTGCCTTGCCAAACGCCAGGGCAGCCGGTAAACGGCGACACTGTAGGCACCACAATCGGCACCGATACGCTAGTCGCTGAATCAACCGTACCGGCATTAGTATATACAACCGCATCATCCTTGTCCCGGATCGTCAGCCTTACAGCCCAACCGCTTCTGTAGTCGGTCGATACGGTCCAAGTCGCCTTGGCGTTGCCGCCTGTGGTTCCGTCGTAGGTGTCACCTTGCGTTAAAACGAGATTGCCGTTGACGTTTGGTGTGGCAACGGTCAGGACCTCGCTGCCTTGGATTAGTGATATTATCTGATCTTGCTTGGCCTCGGTTGCATCGCCACCGGTTCCGCTTGGTGCCTGACTCAACGCCGCCTCTTTCCACCGCCACACGCTGACAAATTCGAGCATCTGGCTAAACGCGTACATCACCAGCCCCATCGTGCCTGTCGCGGCCGAGTAAGCACTCGAAGCCGCGGACCAAATTCCAGCCGCGATGTCCGC